GAGAGACGCATTGCAGTGAGCAACGTCTTCCAAGCTCGTTGATTGTGATGTAGAAATAGGGGCAGATCGAACAACACTGATCTGCCCTGGGCTCGGTACGCCGACACCCCAAGCGTGGTGAGTGGGAAGCATGATGCTTCGATGTTGATCAACACTATTCACCCTGACATGGAGACCGAAGGTGGCTGCACCTGACGTAACACTGTCCCGGCCCGGCGTTATCAACCGTGACGGCGGTACTTGGGCAAAGGACAACGCTCTGTTCCTCAAGGTCTTTTCCGGCGAGGTGCTTCAAGCGTTCAAGCGCAACTGCATCATGGAGCAGTTTGTGCAAGCTCGTACCATCCAGAATGGTAAGAGCGCACAGTTCCCTGTGACTGGTCGCTTCACTGCTAGGTATCACACACCTGGCAAGATGATTGAAGGCCAGGGCAACATGGCTCAGAATGAGGTTGTCATCAAGATCGATGATCTCCTCATTGCTGATGCAGCTCTGTACGATCTGGATGAGGCCAAGAACCACTACGACATTCGCCGCATCTACTCAACCGAGCTGGGCCAAGCCCTTGCTCGTGAGATGGACAAGCGCATCGCTCGTGTGCTCACCCTTGGTGCTCGCCAAGCAACCAGCGACCTGACCGCCAACCTGCCCGCAGGCCTGAGCCCTGACGATCCGTACCGCGTTGGTACCCGGATCGATATCAACAAGGCCACCCCCACCCCTGACGATCTGGTTGCTGCAGCCTTCGCTGCTGCCCAGGCGCTGGACGAGAAGGACATCCCTTCCGATGGTCGTGTGCTGGTGTGCAGCCCCGAGATCTATTACACCCTGGTCCAGTCCAGCCGTGCCCTGAACACGGACTGGAACTCCAACACCAACAACGGCACCTACGCCAAGGGCAACATCGCCCACCTGGCCGGGTTCCAGATCTACAGCTCGAACCACATCAAGCAGGGCAACGTCACTGCCAAGGCAGGCGAGCAGGGTTACACCTTCGGTGGTGCTGACACTGTGCTGTCTTCGGTGGACATGACCAAGACCAAGATGCTGGCCTTCCAGCGTGGCGCTGCTGGTGTACTGAAGCTGCGTGATCTGTCGGTTCAGTCTACTGGTAATGACTATAATGTCATGTACCAGGCGACTCTAATGGTCGCGAGATACGCCTGCGGTTTCGGTATCCTTCGCCCGGAATGTTGTGTGGAGGTGCACAACGGTTAAGGAAACTTAGCCCGTTAGTTCCACATTTCTTCTCTGAATTTGCGAACCCAATACTGCGCTTCCTCCTCGGTGGCGCAGTTTTTTTGTCGCATCTTCCCCTTCCAGTTCACCCGGACCTTCCACCTGCCGACGCATTCCGCCCAGTGGTAGCCCTTGGTGCTCCAAGGCCGCTTCTCGTGGTGGTCCTTGTTCGAGATGTTCTCCCCGGAGGTGACCTCCCGGAGATTCCAGATCCGGTTGTCGTGCTTGTTGCGGTTGATGTGGTCCAGGAACTCGCCCGGCTCCTGGCCATGGACCCACTTCCAGATGACGCGATGGGACTGGTAGCTCACGCCGTCCACGGTGACGCCCCGGTACAGGCGCTTGGTTGTGGACTTGACCGGGCGGCCACGCTTCACGCGGAGGACCAGTTCACCAGTGAGGGGCTTGTAGTCGTACAGCTCCCAGAGTCTCTGGGCAGGGGGGAGCGTCTTACGCTGAGGCATCGGCCTGGGTTTGCAGGTTGGTCACGCTGCAGGCGTTGGCTCGCGCTGCAGCACCCCAATAGCTAGTGGCAACGGTTGAACGCTGTCAAGATGAGGTGAACCACCTGGCCCCTCTTCATGGCTATCACCATCACCACGATCAATCCCCCCGCAACCAAGACGGCAATCGCTTGGGATTGGCAGGACGCTCAAGATGATGACCCTCATGCGCAGGTCCCTCTGGTCACCCTGGCTGCTGGCCTGAAGACCGGCACCGTGGGTGCAGCTGGTACGCCCAGCGCAGCACCGACCTATACCATCACAGGCGTCAACGGTCTGGTTGCCGCCGGCGGCGCTGCAACCAACGGTGTGAAGCTGGCCAAGCTTGCAGCTGGCAGCGCCTTGACTGTGACTGGCAACGGCACCAGTGGTGCTACAGCCAAGACTGGTGTGGCCACCACTGGTGGCAAAGGCACCGGCCTGACTGTTGACCTGATTGCAGCCGGCGATGTCGTCACTGGCGCTGTGGTGAAAGCTCCTGGCAGTGGCTACGCCGTTGGCGATGTGATCACCGTTGCCAAGGCTGTCAGCGGCACCGGCAGTGATGTGACCCTGGTGATCTGATGACTGAACTGGAGGCGATCAACACGCTGCTGGGCGTGATCGGGGAGGCGCCTATTGATCGCCTCTCTGACATCAGCATCAACGAGATCACGGACTCAGCTCTGGCACGTCGCACGTTGCATGAGGTGAGCCGTGATGTGCAGGCCGAGGGTTGGACGTGGAACACGGACAACAACATCGAGCTGCAGAAGGACACAGCGAATCAGTTCCCGTTGCCCAGCAACACACTGGCTGCTGTGTTCTCACCCAACCACTACCCAGACAACAGGTATGTGGCGAGGGGTGATCGTGTGTACCACCGCTATGAACGGCGGTTTGACTTTGGGGCTGACATCACAGCGCCGTTGATCCTGGACCAGTTGATTGCTCAGCTGGGCTGGGATGAGTTGCCCCATGCAGCGCAGCAGTACATCACGATCCGGGCAGCTCGCATCTACTCGGATCGCTATGTGAACTCCAACGTCATCTACACCTACACGGCGCAGGACGAGGAGTATGCCCGAGCGATGTTGATCCGCAGCGAAGAGCGGCAGGGTACCAACAACCTGCTGTGGGGTAATGACCGTGGGGCAACCGGCGGCATGGGCTATGTACCGATTGAAGGCACACGTTTCCGGTCACGCTGATGGCACGCAAATCCAACCTGACCCGTCGTATCAGCCAGCCTCCGAGCGGGCCGATCCAGGGGAACATCGACTCACTCATCCAAGGTGTGAGTCAGCAGCCCCCACACCTTCGGGTGGTGGGTCAGGGGGAGGAGCAGATCAACGGATGGAGCAGCCCTGTTGAGGGGCTGGGGAAGCGGAACCCGATGCGCCATGTGGCACGGATCCTCCCCACCCCAGTGAGTGACTTCTACCTGGAGATGATGAGCGTCATCTCGGGCGAGCGGTACAGCGTGATGGTCTACCCCGATGGGGTAGCGACCAAGATGCTGATCACGTTGAACGGGACAGCTGCTGCTGTTGATGTGCATGGCACAGGGCTCAGCGCCATCGCAGCGCTGAGCATCAGCCCGATGCTGACCAACGCTGCTGTGTCAGGCGACAGCACCAGCTACCTGGCTAACGCAGCTGGGAACTTTGAACAGAAGTATGCCCTCATCAACAATGGTCCCATTGCCTTCCTGCTGAACAGGGAGAAGGTGACGGCCATGGACGCTGCCGTTACAGCGGCACAGAAGAACGAGGCGTTGATCTTTGTCCAGGCTGTGGCGTATGAGATCAGCTACAAGGCCACGCTGGATGGGACGGCACTGGCCCCAGTCATTACGCCTAAGGCAACAGACACCAACAACCTGTTGGACAGTTCAGACGTTGCGAAGAAGCTGGCGGATGAGATCAACAAAAACACCAACTTCACAGCAACAGCAAACAAGTATGTAGTGCATGTTGTCCGCAAGGACGCTGGTCCATTCAAGCTGTCGCTTGATGATGGCCGCGGCAACAGCATGGCACGGGTGGTGCAGGGCAGCGTGACCAGCCTGGCTGAGCTGCCGATCCATGCGCCCAATGGGTTCGTGGTGCAGGTATCAAGTGACCCAAGCCAGACGGTTGATGACCGCTACCTGAAGTTCACAACCAACGACAGGTCAGGGTTTGGCCCTGGTGCTTGGAGTGAGGTTGCTGCTCCTGGCATCCAGTACAAGCTGGATGCCAACACGATGCCGCTGGTGATCTACCGGGCTGATCGTGGCGTGATCTTTGTTGGCCCAGCTGATGGTGCCACCAGGACGCAGACAGTAGGGGGCAAGAGCTACAGCTACACGTTCCCCACCTGGGGGCAGCGGACCGCTGGTGATCTGAAGACAGTGCCAACGCCTGACTTTGTTGGCCGGACCATCAGGGATCACGTGATCTTCCGAGGGAGGTACGTGGTGCTGGCTGGCCAGTTCGTGGTGTTCAGCGAGACCAAGGACATCTTCAACTTCTTCCAGGACACAAGCGTTGCGATCACGGCCAAGGATCCGTTCAGTGTCTTGGCAGTTAGCGAGATCAGTTCTGAGTTGAACTGGTTGCTGCCAGTTGATGAAAGCATCCTGGCGTTCAGTCAGTATTCACAGTTTCAGGTGAGACCAGCTGACGCGGATGTGCTGACACCAACGACAGCAATCATCCTGCGGGTGAGCAACATCCAGATGAATCCAAGGGTGAGGCCAAGACTGGCGGGGCCTCAGATCCTGTTCCCAACGGATGAGTTTGGGTATAGCCACTTCAGGGAGTACACGTTCTACGAGATGCAGCAACGCAGGCTGGGGATGAACCTGGGTGGCAGTGGTGACATTTGCCTGTCGGTACCGAAGTACATCAAGGGGTTGGTTACCCACTGGGATGTGGGGGAAACGATTGACCTGATGGTGTGCTCAACGCCAACAGATCGGAAGACGTTGTACGTGTACAAGTATCTGTTCTCCTCTGGCGGTCAGGCGCTTACCAAGTCACAGGCAAGTTGGAGCAAGTTCAAGTTCAACGGTGACGTGCGTTGGATGAAGTTCATGGACAACGAGCTGTGGCTTGTTGTCACCTATGGGGATGGAACGTACTCAGTGCGGCTGACCAGCGATGAGCTGGAGAACGCTGAGGAAGTGCAGGTTCATCTGGATCGGCTGCTGCTGTACCCGGAGTGCAACGCGATTGGGATTCCGTCAGCGGCAGTGGGTGCCGCCTATGACGCGGACACGAACAGGACGACATTCACACTGCCGTACCAGCTGAGCAGCAAGGGGTATGCGGTGGTGCGGTACACCAACAACGTGAAGGAGGGGCTGCTGCTGGGGGCTGCTGAGTCAGGGAGCACGATTGTGTGCGATGTGCCTGGTGACTGGAGCAATACCAAGGTGGCATTTGGTGAGGAGTATGAGTTCAGCTATGAGTTCACTGCTCCATATGTTCCTGCGAAGGACCAGGCCAGGCAGCGGATCGTCGGGAAACAGGACGGGCGAACGCAGCTACTGCACTTCACGTTGCATCACCACAACACGGGGCGATACAACGTCAGGGTGAAGAGGCAGAACAGGACGGAGGATAGTGTGCATTGGTTCAGGGCACGGTTTCTCAACGTAATAAACAACCGACTGGGCACAGAGACGAGTGTGCTTGAGTCGGGTCAATACAGAGTTCCCATCTACAGTCAGAATGACAAGTGCCGCATACTTGTTGAATCAAAGAGCTGGTTGCCCGTGACCATCACCGGTGCGTCATGGGAAGGCTCTTACTCCAACCGCGCTAAGGGGATGAACTGATGGCTTTCTGGGCAGCAGCAGGCGCAATCCTTGGCCTCGGCAGTTCCATCATGGGTGGGATGCAGCAGCAGGCTGCAGCTCGGGAGGCCAATGAGTTAGCGGAGAAGCAGGCACAACAGCAGTACGCCCGTGCCAAGAAGGAATGGCGCATTGACTGGTGGGAGCAGAAGTCCAACTGGATGTGGGACGTTGCCAAGACCGAGGCCGCGAAATACGTCGAGCGACAGAAGGAGGCTGACCACAACTGGCGAGCACAGAAGCTTATCGAATCCGCCATGGCCAACATGGAGGTGAATCAGGCCGCGCTGTACGACCGGTTTGTTGTTGAGGAAGACCTGCGTGCTGTGCAGGTCGGGATGGAGCACGGCTACAACATGAACCGCATGGCTGCAGAGGCGGGTGAAACCGTTCGGCAGTACATGGCTGGCATCCGTGACTCAGCGCTGCAGTCGTTGACCACGGTCAACCAGATGGAGCGGGAGCAACAGGAGATCATCAGCTCAATGGTGTTCGACCAACAGCGTGACCAGCTGGGATGGGAGATCAACCAGATCGGAGCGTTGATTGATTCAGCTGAGACCAAGGCCATGGTGAGCGCCAGGCTGGGCGGCAGCAGTAGTGCTGATCGGGTGGCGATCAACGCAG